CACCAGACAGTGGAACTCGCCAGAAACAAAAAAGCCCAGCTGGTTTAGGGCTGGGCTCTGCCGGACGATTTGTGCATCGTTGAGAGGCTGTCCGGACTTGAATTGGTCCCGCATGTGCGGGCATTCGGCGTTGGTTGATTCATCCGGCTAGGCGACAGATCCGGGCTCGCCGGGCGGTAGCGCCGCCTCCGCTTAAACAAAAAAGCCCGACTCAATGGCCGGGCTTCTTTCCGTCATCACCTACATGCGCAAGTACGACAGGATGACTGGAATAATGATCGTTTGATCGCTATGCGTCAATACCTGATGCAGGTTTTTTTGGAAGGTTGGCAAACTCGCCATGCACCAGCGAGGCAGCCATCACATAAGCGGCAGAAGCCGATTCGATATCGGCGAAGTAGCCTAGGTGCATTTTCTTTTTGTTTACCTGGATGTGCGCTTGGTACAGGCCAACACGCTTATGCATGCACACACCCTTCGCGCCTGTGGATGAGTTCTTATACGAGGGTGTATTGCATTGGTTTTCAGAGTTTGTGGCGGCTCTTAGGTTGTCGATCCGGTTATCGTCACGAACTCCATTGACGTGGTCGATCTGGTCCTTCGGCCACTCACCAGTTATGTACAGCCATGCTAGCCTGTGGGCGACATACACATGGCGGTCTACCCTGATCTGTAGGTATCCGCAGCCGTTGTCGGTCCCAGCAAGATCGCCGGCCCGGCCCGATCCTCGCCGCACCTTCCTAACAAAAGATCCAATAAGCGGGTCGTAGGCGAATAATTCTTTGAGGCGCTCTTGTGTGAGCATATCGAATGTCTCCTATTCGATGGTCTCATGTGGAGCATGGCAGGGAGTGAGACAACTCCTCTTCAGCCGCTAAGCCTAGCCATGCGCTGATATTGTAACTCGTAGCTATGCAGCACTGGAGATTATCAGCCCCTCGCCATCAAGTATCTCTTGCGCCACCACGAGAGCCTCGTTTACCTGTGTGTCGAGGGATTTTCTGATCCCATTACGCCAGCGGCGGAGAGTTGATTCTGGCCTCCCATCTTCATTCCAGTTTGACATCTCATACCAAGCTTCTGGCAGTACGCCGGTGGAGCGCTTACCTGATACGCCTGGCAACTTTGGAATGGCCCAGGTGACAACCGCTGCATGCCTGAAGCGCTCCGGCGCCGGTGATGTCACGCGCCGACTCAATTCGATAATCGCGCCGTGCTTGTTCTCCGTATGCGTCGAGTATTTTGCAACCAAGGCCCTCCACTGGTCTGGAGACAACCCTTTACGCAATCTACTGAAGACCATGCAATCCACAAGAAACGCGGCCTCCCTACCAACGATCTCCCCTTTCAGTTTTGCCACTCTAATCTTTGGCTCGAAGTCGCTTCCGCCAACTCCGCTCATAGTTTCGGCCGCCAGGGCGCGCACGACAGCAGATAGAACGCTCATATAGGTCATCTTGAACCCCCCTTAAACCGAATACACAGCGCGACGTTTCGAAGCTTCAGCACCTGGCACGGCCTTGGCGATGATGTCCTTCACCTCTTCGGCGCTGATGGTGATGCGGCCCTTCTCGCCGTAGGTCTTGGAGCGCAGCACCGCGGTGAGGCACGCACGGGACCGCCAGCCACCGTCGTGGGCGTACTTGTCACCCGGAGCGAGCTGATTCCACGACTCGACCGTCACGCCGGCGGATTCCTTCGACTGCATGCGGTGGTGGATGTGGCCGATGTCGATGTAGCGATAGGTCGCCTCGCCCCAGTCGACGGAGAAGTCGGTTGCCATCACGTCGATCAGCCGGTCCGGCTTGCACTTGTCGCTGTGGTGGCACATGACGAAGGTGTTGCCCATGCGGTACGGGATGAACACGCTGGAGTTGTCGAGGACGTGAAGGCGTGGGTTTTCCTGATAGACGTGGTTCAGGAAAATGCGCATCCAGACGTCGTTCGAGCGGGAGTGGTTGCCCTGATTGACGATCACATCCACGAACTGGAACTTTGTCAGCGCCTTGTCGACGATCGAGCGCATCACCCGGGCGCATACCTCGATCATCTTCGGGTAGCGGCTGTCGAAGTCGAAGTCGTGGCCGGATTCACTCTTGGCGGTGAAGTCCTGGTAGTGCGACATATCGCCCAGGTCCTGAACAACGCACCGCTCGCAACTCGGCGCCCGGTCGATCAGCTTGTGCATGGCAACGATCAACTCGCGCTCGGCAATCTTCAGGTCGAAGTTGTGGCCGACCTCATGGGAGTGCGCGAGCATCCCAATGTGGGCATCACCGATCTGAAACCACGGGATGATGTCGGTGTCCAGCGCCTCAATAGGCCCTGGTATCTCAGGCAACGGGTTGACGTCTTCCATGAAGGCATTGGCGAAGGCTTCATTCATCTCGCGCTGCCGCTCCTGGTCGACCGCCGTCTTCACCCATTGAAGTACCGGCGCCTTGACCCCTTCCTTGTACAGGCTAGACGTGCCGCGCAGGCGGAAACCGTCCGGCACAATGTGAGTCATGTCGTGCTCAGGGCTCCAACCCTTTCGGACCATCCGGGCCTTTCGCTTTTGCAGGCTGCGCAGATGCAGCCCAAGGTGTTTCGCTGCGTCGACCACCGTCATGGTGCTGAGCGCCTCGATCACCTGTTCGTCCGTGACTTTGATCATTGGGCGGCTCCAGCAAGGGCTTCAGCCTTCAGGGCGGAGTACGCGACGCCATCCTCTGCGGAGTCGGCGTGATAGGCCGGGTTCTGCCACTGGCGCACGTCCTTGAGGATCTGGAGTAGCAGCCAGCCTTCTGCTTCGGTCAAGGACTGGCCGGTGATGGTGTTGAACGCGCTCACGGTGGTCGCCATGCTGCGTTCGCCTTCCGGCTTGTCGTACTGCTTGCCCCGTTCCAGCATGAGAGCCTGGGCCTTACCGAGAAATTCGTGAGCCTTCATGCTGCCTTCCCCCTGGTCAATTCAAAATGGTCAACACATGCGGCCTTGGCCTTATCCAGATCCTTGCCTGAGTACAGGATTTTCGAGTCGGGCGCAGGTGTCCGCGCAACGTAAGCGTGCCCATGCTCCAGCGCGTACTTGCTCAGCAGGTAGCCCTCTTCGCTGGACATGCAGTGCTTGCTGGTTCCGACTGGTGTCCACTTCATGGCCGAATCCCCCGGCGCATCCGGTCCCGGCGCAGCAAGCGACGGCAGGCTTCAACGCAGCCACCACCGAAAATCACCATGAAGAGGAGCCACAGGTTCAGCAGGATTTCGCTTGGGATGTTCATGCGGCTTTCCTCAGTTCACGGGTTTTGGCGCGGTATTCGGCGGTGATGGCTTTCAGGTCATCCACGGTGTACTTGCGTGGCTCGTGGTCGGCTTCGAGCGTTTCGACTGCCTCAATGCCGATGCGGGCGATCAGGCCTGCGCGGAAGCCTTGCGAAACCGTGTGCCCTTTGCGGGCGTGCATGTAGGATCCCGAGTTACAGCCTTTGCACTGCAACCAGATGTTGTTAGGAATCAGCCGCAACTCCGGCCGAGCGCCTTTGCCGAGGAAGTGGCCAGCGTCGAACGCACCGCCAGTCTTCCAGCCTTGCGCGGCAAGAATCGACTCCTGCGACTCGCCACAACTTATGCAGCCGCTGCCAATGCTCAGCTCGTAGGTGCGGCGGTAGTCGCGGACGGCCTTCTCTGCCTCATGCAGGAACTCCGAACGCGATTTCAGCTTCTCCTTGCGCACCTTGATCTCGGCGCGCTCGACCTGGGAGAGAGCCTTGCGAGCCTTCTCCTGATTCTTCGGGGCATCCAGAATCGCGCAGGCCGGGCTGCACACTGCCTGACCGAGACGCGACGGGACGAATGAGGCCCCGCAGATTTCGACACGGCATTTCTTGGCACGTGGTGGTTTCGCTGGCAGGCTCATGCAACCACCTCCCGCGACTTCTGCTGCTCGGGCTGGAAATCGCCGCGAAGCGGCATCAGGTTCTTTTCGTGCTTAATAGCCCACTCAGATCTGAACTTGCACAGCCAACCGCCGATCCCGGCAGCAGGCCTGAATTGGTATTTCTTCCCTGAGGTAGGTGAAACCACTACATCGCCAGGCAACACGAATCGAATGAGCTCTGCCGTCTCGCCCATAAACCCGCCAGAAACCACGAGTGCCAGATCGCCCGGCTTGAATTGGCTCATGCGGCCTCCCGAAAAGCTTCGAACTCGGCCATTTCAGTTAGGCGCTCTTCGGTGAGCGTCGGCCAGTCATGCAGCACCAGGTACGCGCAGCACTGGCGCCAGAAGTCCTGAAACACCTCCTCCCCCATCGAGTCGTAGGAAAGGCTGCGCGGCGTCTTGCGGGTGAGCTGGCCAAGACCGGGGATGTCGAACTGCTCCTCGTCGCAACACACACCTGACTCCAATTGCAAGGCCTTGATGGCGTCGTGGGACTGCTTGCCGGTGAACCGGTCGATGTTTTGGCTCAGCACACGGCCCAGACCATGGACCAGACCATTGAACCGCGGGTTGCGCGGTTGCTTGAGGTCGGCGCGGATCTTCGTGTTGATCTTGAAATCACGCTCGCGAAGGATTGACCGGTCAGCGTCGGAGGACGGCACGAACGCAGCGACCTCCTTTCCAGTGGCTGGATCAACGAGACGGCGCAGGACCAGATAGACCGGCATTGGGCGAGGCTTGGCGGGCTTAGTCATTGGGCACCACCGTTCGAGCCTTCTATCTCGCATGTTTCAGTCGGATCAGTAGCAGGTTGAGCACCACCATCTATGAACACGATTGAGTTGTCGGTCATGCGGACAAATATCGCCGTCTCGCCAACCAGTTCGGAGAGCGCTGTCATGTACTTGGCCACCCGCTCAAGCGGCATTCCGGAGAAGCCGATTCCGCTCAGCTCAAAGCTCAGTTCGGCGTTCATGCTCTGCGCACTCCCTGCTTCACCAGCGCCACCCGCTCAGCACAAGCCGTGCACAGCTTCACGCCCTTGACCGCATTGCGACGGCCCTCGGGTATGTCATCACCACACTCTTCGCACTCAGTGGCGCTGATGCCGGTGTAAATGGTCCGGCCAGCAATGGCAGCGGCACGGATCGACTCTTCCAAGTCGGATGCGAAATCGAATGCCTTGCTCATGGCTGCACCGCCTTCAGCTCAAGGCGCGCAAGACGCTCACGCAGGCTATTGATCTCGTCTTGGTACTGGTCAGCCAAGGTCGTCAGGTCATTGAAGTTGACCCAATGGCCGTGCTTGTCCGGCACGCGAATAACGCTGCCTTTTTCATCCTCGCCGCCGCGCCAGAAGTTGAAACGGGGTAATCCGTGGACCTTGTCCCACAGGTCGTAGCCTTCACGCGTTTGGATATTTCTCATTGGGATGCCTCCTTGCTCACGCCCAGCTCGCCCAACACCAGCGCAGCAATTCCGAAGGCTTCGACGCCCATCGGGGTTACTCGCAGGATCTCGTTCAGCGCGGTGATCAGTGTCTGCACGTCGGCGGCAGCTTTATCGGCCGCCCTCTGCATGTTGCTCAATGGGGAACTGCCGTCGTCGTACTCTTCGCGCCAGTCTTCGGTGTGGTGGTAACCGCTGCCAGCATTCGCCACCGACTCAAGAACCGAGTCGATTAGGTCGCAACCGGTGGACTCGAAGCTGTAGTAATACGCACAGAGATTCCGTGAAGTGCTCGGATTGCTTTGTGGGTCGATTGTTTTGAAATCTTTCGCGGCCATCCAATAGCACCAGCCGTCATACGCCGGGGCGCGCATGTAGGTGCCGTCTTCGGCCCGCTCAAGGTTTTTTGAGATCCAGGCCTCATCCTTCCCGTTGGCGATGGCGCAGCCACGGAAATACGCCTCG